GAGGGTAAAAGCACAAAGAGAAGGGTATGGATTAGAGTTTCTTCAGTTTTGGGATATAAAAACGAACCATATTATAAAACAGAAAAGGAAATGCTTGAAGATAAAATTTATAATTATGCATCTTTAAGCGAATCAGAGAAAGGAATATATACTAAAATCAAAAAGGATGGCAATAGACAATCAAATATTTGAACACTACAGAGAAGAGAAAAAAAAGATTCATGAGGCAAAAAAGCTGCTTGAGGATAATGGATACAAAGTACAGTTGTTAAAGACTAAAGATATCCAACAAGAGATCCAAAGATTAAGGAGTCAAATCACAGGGATGATGCATAAGGATGTCCAAACAAACAAAGATATTTACAGGCTGCAAAGAATGCTCCAAGAAGAAAACAATAAAAAACATAAAAATGGCAACTAAAAAAACAACTAAAAAAACATCAACAAAACTAAAACCTAAAAAAAAGCAATCTAAGGGAGTGGGTGATATTGTTGAGGAAGTGCTGGAAAAAACAGGCGTGGCTAAGGTCGCAAAATTTATATTGGGGGAAGACTGTGGATGTGATAAACGCAAGGAGCAACTCAATCAAATATTTAGGAATGATAAAAAGCCGGATTGCTTACAGGAAGACGAATACAAATTCCTTGATCAATACTTTAAAAAAGGCACAACAAACCTGAAGCCAAGTGAACAGGAAATGATGAGAAATATATACAGCAGAATATTCAGAAGGAGAAAACCATCAACAAGTTGTTCAAGCTGCTTAAAGACGGTCTATTCAAGTCTAAAGAGAGTATATGAAACCTATGAGGTAGAATGAAGATAGAGAAGGTAAAGATATCTGAGGTAAAAAATAACCCAAATAACCCACGGGTAATTAAAAACCATGACTTCCGTAAATTAGTCAAGTCAATCAAAGAAGCTCCCTGGATGTTGCAGCTTAGAAGTATAGTTGTAAATGATGATAATGTAGTGCTTGGAGGAAACCAAAGATTGAGAGCATGTAAAGATGCAGGATTAAAGGAAGTTTATATCATCAAAGCCAGTTCATTAACAGAGGAACAACAGAGAGAATTTATAATAAAAGACAACCTGAGTGCAGGGGAATGGGATTGGGATGCTTTAGCAAATGAATTTGATGCAGAGGACTTGAATAGATATGGTTTGAATGTGCCTTTTGAGGAGGATTCAATGGATGAAAAATATACAAGCAAGGTTGGAAGTCCGGTATATGAGATAAAAGGTGTTAAACCGTCTTTAAATAGCTTATTGAATATTGACAAAACCAAAGCCTTGTTGAGTGAAATAGAGCAATCAGATGCACCTGATGATATAAAAGACTTTTTGACATATGCAGCATATAGGCATATTGTTTTTGACTATCAGCTAATTGCAGAATATTATGCCCATGCTGATAAATCAATCCAATCTTTAATGGAAAAATCTGCCCTTGTTGTAATTGATTACAATCAAGCCATTGAGAATGGCTATGTTGAATTGACAAAGACTCTCCAGGATCTATATGAGGAGGATTATGGATAAGGATTTTGCAGTTTTTATCATGGTGCATGGCAGACCATCAAAAATGTGGACTTATACAAGTTTGAGAAATGCTGGATATACAGGAAAAATTTATTTAGTTGGGGATGATTTGGATAGCACAAAAGATGAGTATCAAAAAAAATACAAGGATGAGTTTATACTGTTTGACAAAATGGAAGCATATCAGCAAATGGACTCAGGAGATAATAGTGAGGATTTGAGGAGTACACTATACAGCTCAAACACAATACCCAAATTGGCTAAAGAAAAGGGTATAAATTATTTCTTTATTATGTGCGATGATTACACGAGCTTTGTATATAAGTTTGATAAATATCTGCACTATCAAGAGAGTAAAATTAAAAACCTAGATAAAGTCTTCAAAGCAATGTTAAAGTATTATAAAAGCATTGACTGCTTGACTTTAGCTATGGCACAAAATGGGGATTTCATAGGAGGGAAAAATAGTGGCTTTGCTAAAAACATTAAACCCAAGAGAAAGGCTATGAATACATTCCTGTGTCAAGCTGATAATCCTATACAGTTTATTGGCAGACTCAACGAAGATGTCACAACCTACGTCAATAGAGGTAGTAAAGGTAAATTGTTTTTAACGATACCTAATGTGAGTATAATTCAAAAACCTACACAAAACACAACAGGAGGACTGTCAGATGTCTATCTTGATTATGGGACTTATGTCAAGTCATTTTTTAGCGTTATGTATAATCCGTCATGCGTCAAGATTAGTGAGATGGGAGATAAGCACAAGAGGATCCATCATAAGGTAAAATGGACAAATGCAGTTCCAAAAATAATACACAAACAAAATCAAAAGTAAATGGCAAATAAAGAGAATTTGAAGATGTTCAAAAAAGGGCAAAGTGGAAACCCAAAAGGCAGACCTGTTGGAAGCAAAAATAGAAGCACCATTGCAAAAAAATGGCTATCAGTAGAACAGGATCTCAAGAATCCTTTGACAAGTGAAACTGAAAGCATGAGCCAAGAGGATTTAATGACTTTAGCTTTAATCAAAAAAGCAAGAGAGGGAGATACCCAGGCATATCAAAAGTTAATGGATTCTGCCTATGGGCAACCTATCCAACAGATAGAACAAACTAATATCGAGCAACCTTTATTCCCTGATGTTACAGAGGACGACAGCAATAAATAAAATCCTTGCTTTAAAGAAGAGGATTAAAATTATTCAGGGCGGTACATCGGCTGGAAAGACGTTTGGTATTCTGCCCATTCTTATTCATAAGGCAGCAAGTCAAAGTGGATTAGAAATAAGCATAGTTGCTGAAAGTGTTCCGGCATTACGTCGTGGATGCTTGAGAGATTTCTTGAAAATCATGAAATGGATAAACAGATACCATGATGAAAGATACAACAAGAGCCATCTCAAATACACTTTTGCAAATGGATCTTTTATTGAGTTCTTTAGTGCTGATGATTCAAGTAAACTCAGAGGAGCAAGACGTGATATTTTGTACATCAATGAGTGCAACAATGTAACCTTTGAGTCATACAATGAGCTTTCAATCAGAACAAAGAGAGAAATATTTTTGGATTTCAATCCGGCAAATGAGTTTTGGGTGCATAAAGAACTGAAGGATGATGAAGATGCTGATTTTATAATTTTAACCTACAAAGACAATCAAGGACTTGATGAGGGTATTGTAAGGGAAATTGAAAAGAATCGTTTAAAAGCAAAGACAAGTGCATACTGGAGGAATTGGTGGACTGTTTATGGACTCGGTGAGATTGGTCAATTGCAAGGTGCAGTATTTACCAACTATAAAATCATTGATTCCATCCCTAATGAAGCAAGATTGATTGGTATTGGACTTGACTTTGGATATTCTAATGATCCAACTGCAATTATAGGAGTCTATAAATACAATGAATTCAGAATCCTAGATGAGATAAAGTATCAAACAGGAATGCTCAATAGTGATATTGCAAAGATATTGCCTGAAGATGTGCCAATATACGCTGATAGTGCAGAGCCAAAATCGATTGCAGATATTCAACGGTATGGCAAAATCATTAAAGGGGTAACCAAAGGAAAGGATTCAATCAATTATGGGATTGATGTGATGCAGAGGCAGAGCTATATGGTAACATCTGAAAGCACCAACCTAATCAAAGAGTTGAGGAGTTACTGTTGGGATAAAGACAAAACAGGAAAACAACTAAACAAACCTGTTGATAATTTCAATCATGCTCTAGATGCTGTCCGGTATCATGAGATGGAGACATTAGGACTGAATAAGAGTTTTGGAGAATATTCAATCCTCTAATGATTTAACAAAACAAAAAAACAAAGGTTATATAGATATGAAACTGGATTTATTACTTCCCACATCACTGAGTGAAATACCATTGTCAAGGTATCAGAATTTCATCAAGACAAAAGAAGCATCAAATGATGAGGAATTCATTGCACAAAAAATGATACAGATATTCTGTGGTATAGACTTAAAGGATGTAGGCAAGATTAAGATGAAACATCTGAATGAATTGATTGCTCACTTTACAAAGGTATTCAGTGAGAAGCCTAAGCTGATAAGACAGTTTAAAATAAAGAACATTGAATTTGGTTTCATACCAAAACTCGATGAGATTACGTTTGGGGAGTATGTGGATCTTGAACATCATTTGCAAAATTGGAGTACATACCATAAAGCAATGGCAGTTATGTATCGACCTATCAAGGAAAGGCAAAAAGACAAGTATTCAATTGTAGATTATGAGCCAAGTGAGGACATGCAGGAGCTAATGAAGTTCGCACCGTTAGATGTTGCCATTAGTAGCTCGGTTTTTTTTTATCGTTTAGGGAACGAATTATTAAATCGTACAATCAGTTATTTACAGAAGGAGTTGAAGATGATGACCAGTTCCAACAGTACAGTGAAAGGCAGCAATTTAACAAGCGATACGGATGGTATAATTCAATCTATGCACTTGCTAAAGGAGATATTACCCGATTTGACGAAGTTACAGGATACCGACTTACTAAATGTCTCACCTATCTCACCTTTGAAAAGCAAAAAAACCAAATTGAAGCAAACGAACTAAAACAACAAATGAGAAGATGAATTATTTTGATATTATAGACAAGTTAAAAAGTCATTTTGAAAGTGATGAAATAATTAACACTGTGACTCAGGGAGATATCTTTGACATTGACTTGAATAAAATGACCATATTCCCATTGGTGCATATCATAGTTAATACAGCAACATTTGAGGAGAATGTAATAAGATACAATATTTCTATTCTTGCAATGGACATCACTGACATCTCTAAGAAGGAAAGTTCAAATAAATTTGATGGGAATGATAATGAGCTTTGGGTATTAAATACAATGTTGGCTGTTCAAAATAGATGCTATGAGCTTTTGAGAAGAGGCACATTATATACTGAAAAGTTTCAGGTTGATGGATCTCCAAGTTGTGAACCATTTACAGAAAGATTTGAGAATAAACTTGCAGGTTTCACAATGACCTTTGATGTATTGATACCTAATGACATGACAATCTGTTAATGGCTAAATTTGAAAACATACAGGATTTATTAGATGACTTTAGAAATAAGGTGATTATAGAGGCAAAAAGAAACTTGAGCAGCGGATTGAATAGAAAGTATCCAATTCAAGCATCTGGTAAATTAAAAAACAGTTTAAAGTCAACTGCAAAGGAATCCAAAAACAGCATTCAAATCACATTTGAAATGGAAGGATATGGATTGTTTCAAGATAGAGGAGTCAAAGGAGTCAAGAGTGGTAAGAGTTTAGATGGATACAGATACACAAGAAGAGGAGGGGCAGGAAGTTTGAAAGGGATGCCTCCCCCAAGTGCATTTGATAAATGGAATGTTAGGAAGGGGATTGCACCAAGAGATGAAAAGGGCAAATTTATAAAGAGAAAATCTTTGAATTTTTTGATGGCTAAAAGTGTATTTGAAAAGGGCATAAAGCCAAGCCTTTTTTTCACAAAGCCATTTGAGAAACATTTCAACAGATTACCGGATGAATTGATGGAGGCATTTGGATTTGACATGGAGCAACTATTTGAGCAAATAACAAAAGAGAATTTTAAAAGATTTAAATAATGAATTTAGCAAGGTCACCATTTATTGTGGAAATATCAGAGAGCGGTCAAACAGGATCCAAGATTGAATTGTTTCTTTGGAATACAGGAAGCCAACCTGCAAATCCTCAATACACTTTAGATAAACTAATACCAGCATCTAACAACGTAAAGACGTATTACAATATATCTCCATATGTCAGGGAGTATTTCACAATGGGAGGGTATGATTATGATACAGCAAATTTCTTTGATACAGCAACAAGCACCAATTACATTGTAAACTATGCAGTTAAAAGATATAAAAATGTAAGCGGAACATTTACTCTATTAGGAACAGATACAGGTCAATTTGTAAATGGATACTCTGAATACATGGAAGGGCAGAATACGGTCAAGCAGGACGTTTTATTGGATGAGGGTACATATCTATATCATTATGATAGTTCGTTCAGCACAACGCAGAGAAATGCACTTGCAGGAAGTTTTGATGCAGACCTTGCTGTTGGGGAAAAAATCAGATATACAAATTTAAGAACAGGATCAACTCAAGAATTTACAATCAGCTCAGCAGGTGTCAAAGTATTTGGAAGAGTATATACAGGAAACTTAGCAGATGGAAACAAGGTTGAAATGATAAATACAAGTGCTGCTGTAGTTTGGACTGCTACATTCAAGCCTGTATGTGAGCCAAAATATAGTCCTATTGTTGTGGATTTTGTAAACAAGTATGGAAGCTGGTCAAGGATATTCTTCATGAAGGTAAACAAAAGAACAACTGCAATTAAAAGCAATGAGTTCAAATTCAATCCTCAGACATTACCATATAGTCCCACAAGTGATGGAGGGCAGATAAAACAGTTTAACAAGACAGGGAATGAATCCATGACAGTCAACAGTGGATTTGTAAATGATGGGTATGCAGAATACATTCAGCAGTTGATGCTGAGTGAGCATATAACATTATTGGATTTTGATACCAATACAAATGCTCTTCCTGTCAAGGTAAAAACACAATCACTTCAAAAGCAAACAGGATTAAATGATGGCACAATGAATTATACTCTTGACTTTGATTTTGCATTTGATGTTATAAATAATGTAACATAATGAGAGGAGTATCTATATACATTGAGGGAGTTAAATTGGATTTGTTTAAAGATGAGCAAATCAATGTGACATCTATGCAACAAAACGTGCAGGATATCAACAAAGTATTTACCGACTTTAGTCAATCGTTTACCGTTCCGGCAACTCCAAACAACAATGAGATATTTGAGCATTTTTATCAGAATGATATCAAACCAACTATTGACCAAAATGTTAGGAGAGAGGCTTTAATTGAAATAGATTTGACCACATTCAGGAGAGGAAACATCAGCCTAGAAAAAACAGAGGTGCAAAATAATGAACCATACAGTTATCAAATAACTTTTTATGGCGATGTTGCAAGTCTCAAGGATACATTTGGAGATTCTAAACTTGTTGATATTACAACCTTGAGCAGTACCGAATTTAATTATTCAAGCAGTACGGTAAGCCAAAGAATAACTAATGATGCCACTGAATACCCAATAAGATTCCCGCTCATAGTTGGAAGGGATGT